CTAGTTGCTAATTTCTCAAATTCAGCCGCAGAAGCTCGATATATAACTGCATTTCTTAAATCACAATCATCATCTATTTTAGTAAAATCTACATATAGAACGATAGCAGTTGCAGCATCAGTTGGAGCTGGTTTAACTATAACTATTACTCCTTTATCAGTAACTGCATTATCAAGATAATACTTTGGATATGTATTAGTTGATTTATATAAACTTGCAGAACTGTCAATAAATCCTTTCATTTCATATGGAACTTCAGTTGCACTAAATCCATTTCTTGATACATCTAATATACTATCAGTTGCAGTAGGCATAACTATATTAATCCCCTGTGAAGTATTTCCACCATGACTACCTGGAACTGTAAAAGTAGCTGCCCACTTTAATAGATTTTTTGGCACACTAGATACTACAAATCTCTGGGCATCCTCCACTGTATTAGCGGAAGGACTCACCCCTGTAAGATTGCTTACCGTTGCCTGTATGTCTGTCACTGCCATAATTTAGTAGTATAGGGAGGTATCGAGCCTCCCTATACCATTCCTTATATTGAGTTATTATCTCTCAAATTTCAGATTATGCTTCAGCTGCCCATACGCCTGTTGAAGATATAACATACCAACCAACGCTGCCATCACCAATAATAGTTACAGTATCACCCTTAATAGAACTGCTCTTAGTATTAATAAGGTCTTTATCATCAACGCCGCCCAAATCAACAACTGATCCAGCTAGAGTAATAGTACCCCAGATTCCATCAGATGAATTTGGCGAAATTGTAATAATATTATTAGCATCAGCACCGCTATTAACAAAGGTATACCTAATACCTGCTTTAGTAGCTGGTAAGGTAATTGTCAACGCATCTGTACCAACAAGCATTACTTTGCCGCTATCATTGTAACTTAGTGTTTGAGATGCTGTAATTGTTTCGACATAATTATCGCCCCAACCAGCACTCGCACCTAATTTAGCCATTAGTTACCTCCTTATGATGTTACTAATTTGCACGTAATCAATACTACTTCAACGTAAACTTTAGTATCACTTGCTGTTTGAGGGTCAATCCTAATTACTTCACCAGAAGCAATATATTGTGTCCCCAAGTTATATATACCATCACTAGTAACAGTATCAAGTAAGCTATGAGCAGCCGTAATGTCAATATCCATATCTGCACTACCACTAAGTCCTTCAAACTTTACATACCCACCAAGAATTGTTACAGTATCTTGGTCTGGAGTAAAGTCTAGGTCAGTAGTACTACTAGCAGCTATTGAACCATTAAAACGCTGAACTCTTAATGATGTAGAGCCTGGTGATAATCCATTTACTATTGATGAAAAAGCATCAATAGCATCATCAGCTTTATTCTGTCCGTATAGAGGATTCGCCATGATTTACCTCCTTATGACCAGTAAGCATGAGCTTCAGGCATTTGCCATTCCATCCCAGCTTCTGTTTGGATTAAGTCAACCCTGCGGTCAACGCCACTGTTCTCTAAGGTTTGAACACCTACATAGATAGCCGTATCACGATTCAAGCCATTACCAACAAGAGGTCTATATGCACAATACCTCATGTTGACAGCTAAAATCTTGATCGCAGAACCGTCTAAGTGAATATTACGTGCTACATTCATATCACCATAAGGTGTAGAAATAACACTAATATCAACTCCAAAAACCTTCTTTTTAGCCGACAATGCCATATCAGCACGGAAGTTAGGTGAAATCTCAAGATTATTTGAGAAATAGCCACTTAGTTTATGCAGCCAATTATATGTCTGCGTATCCACAAAGAACAACGATGCATTTGCATTATTGTACCTTGGGTCTAAGAAGTTACTCAAGTCATCTAAGAAATCATCCTGTGTTTTACTTGCGTGTGTCAAGCTAAACACATTTCCGTAACTTGAAATGAAATCGACAGCTCCTTGTGTAAACCACTCATCACCTGAATCATATTGAGAACCAAACATAATACTTTGTTCAATGTCCCATTTATGCTCAATTAACTTTTCACGCCAGACACGAGCCCACTCATTTGGTTCATACTTTAGCACGGTAGCACGTGTAGTGTTATCCATTGCCATTGCAGTTTTCCAAATTTGAGTACGTCCATATCCAGTTGAGAAAGGTTGATCTTTCCATGTTTCGGGATAACCAGAACCTTGAGCATGTGCGCTACCAATTACATAGCACCTTTTTGGTTCTAAATAAGCAGATATTGACTTACTAGATATATCGAGACCATCAAGTGCATTGTTATAAGCAGAGTATGAAGCAAGCTCAAAATCAGCAGATGCCCCTCCCTTACTAACAACTTTTACCTTTAGGTTTGCACAGTTCGATACGGAAGCTAAATCAACATCCATTATCTTAACGACTAAGTAATCATCAGCCGATGATGCAGAACTAGCAGACGAATCATCCCATGAACCAGCTGTGACGCCAGTCATGTATGGAACCTTTAACATTTGGTCTTCTAGAAAGAATCCAGGCTGCGTATTAGAATCAGCTACGGATATTTCACCAGAAGATTGACCATAAACATTCTGAATGTTACCAGTGCTTTTATAGTCAGTCGCCATAGTTAAGTAATATACATCTCCAGCATCTACATTGCCATGAGTCACAGTAGCATTGCCACCAGCCGATGAGCTTTGTGCAGATGTACCGTGATTTACGACGTAAGCATACCTTTTATGAAATGAGGGTCTACGTTCTGTGAATTTAAACTCTGGGTCATCTGTGGCTTTCTTCGACAGTTTCGATACCATTCTGAAGAAAGGGTCTTGAGCTATTGCTAACTCTGAGACTCTATCTCCGAAGCCATACTTTCGTCGAAGAACACCAGTGTCAAGACCAGTACCGAGGCGAGAGCCTGCGGAACCAGCAGCAACATCAGCAGTTGACTCCAGGCTAAATAAATCAGCCATTTTATCTTCTCCTTATTTTAGGATTAAAGCACTTAGCTAAATATAAAAATCAGCTAAATGCGTTTTCTAATTCGTTATCAAGACCCTTAATAGCCTCAAAAATAGAATCGTCGGGAGAAGCTTCTGCATCTGCGCCACGTACAGTGCTAACACTGCCTGGGCGACTTCTTGCATTTTTCATCTGACTGAGCATTTCATTTCTCTCTTGCTTGGCAATATTACCATCACGTTGCTCTCTATTTTTCAAATAGAGTATATCATCATATGATAAGATGTGTTCCTTAGCATAATTTTGGTAGTCATCCCATTCATCAGAGTTCATTTCATGCTTTTTCCTAAATTCATCTTCAGAAGAAGATCGCTGGTATTCCTGCTGCTGAGATTGTACATAATTACCAACAACAGACTTTATTCTGCTGTCAACAGCGGCTTGCAGAGCCCTCCCTGAATCAGAACCTGGGTCAGTAATTGCTTCATCCCCATCGAATATGAAGTCTTCGTCGAGACCAAGACTATCTTTAATATTCTCAGAACTATTCGCACCGCTCTCGTAGTACTCACGCACATGAGAGCGAAGACTTGGGTCTTCTTTCATTGCATTTAAAATAGGGAGATAGGGTTCAACATCTTGCAATTGCTTGTTAAGGCGTTTTGCTTCTCTACTTGAATCGCTGTATCTCTTTTTAAGAGATTCCATATCACCAGGAACATCAACAGGCCCTGCAATAGGGGTTGTGTCTTCACCTGGATTATCTACACGGCTCTCTTCACCGTCTTCAAAAGTAATATCATTAACAGAAGCATCGAGTTTAGAGAAAAAGTCTTTACTAATAAACTCACTGTCTTCAACGTCTACATCAGTATCAGGGTTGCCATCATCTTCAAGCAAGTTATCTGATTTATCTGTCATTGTATTTCTCCTTTTATTTATCAACTTCTAATATAACCAAAGCTGAATATAATTATCAAGTATTATTTTTTCTTCGCAGAAGGCTGCATATCATATTTTGCTTTGTCAGCTTCTACCTGCAATTTCTTACGATAATACTTCTGTTCAGCCTCACTCTTTAGAGCTTCTGCCCTAATTCCTTCTCCAGCTTCTCTCACGCTGTCTTTTATTCCAGCTTGTACGACTTGTCTTGTAAGAGTCTCTATTGTACCGTCTCTATCTTTCAAAGCTTCTTCAAGCTGTGAAACTTGTGACATTAACTGCGAGTATAAACTTTTTCTTTCAATAATCTTTTCTTTGTTTCTCACATCAGTCTCCTGTAAGAATGCTATATCGTCAATAGCCCCTGCCTGGAACCACCTGAAGTACTCATCTAACAGAGCCCATCTATTAACAGGCATCGTGGCTCCCCCAACCTCACGAACATCAAACCTTGCTGACGCATAATCATTAAACTTTCCAACCGCCCTACCATAATCATCGTAGATCATCTTGTTGATTTCTACTTCTTTCTCAGAATACTCATGTCCCGCACCAGGCTGTACAACTCTAAATACTTTATTAGATGTATAATGAGACTGTGAAATCTCTTTAAAAACCCTGCCTAAGTGCCCAATGGATGGCTCAAATACAGTATTTACCCACTCTTTAATAGCCCTCGTTCCATATTCGTCCATTGCCAGCATACCACGATATGTATCGTGTTGTGATTGAGTATCTCCTTGCAAAAATCTTGGAACTCCAGACAAATACTCAAGATCAAGTTTCCCTGACTCTGTAATTACAGAAAATGCCTGATTGACTGGTAACGGTGTAACAGGCGTTGGGGGATTAAATCCCTGTCTATATTTCAATAAAGCCCCAGGAGAAGAAGAATACTTCTCCCACTCTTCTTCAGGCATTGATCCTTCTTCGTATAACCATCTAAGATTTGAGCCTAAGTTAGCATTATGAATCAAAATCTGGTGAGCTTTGTTAATTTCCTGTTGTTTGCCAACAAGAGGAGTTACAGCACTTATTGGATATGGAGTGCCAGTGTGTGTGTAAGGAACTGGGACAATTGGATATAAAGTGTTTGCTAAATAATTCTCTTGTAGCAACTTATCGCCAACAACGATTGTAACTTTAATTCTTGTATCATAGAATCTGACAGCATCAACAATCCTCTCAGAAATCAATGGAGATTCAATAAGGGCTTTATACTCAACTTCGCTAACCACTTTACTAGAGACCTGTGTCATTCTCTCCTCTACTTCAGCCTGTATTGCCAATGACTGTTGTTTCTTTGCTTCATCAGCTTCAATCTGAGCTTTCTCTGCCTCAAGTTGTGCTCTTGATTCAATTATTTGCCCAGCTTGGAGAGCATCCCCAATTTGCTTCATCTGTTCTTCTAAGGCAACATCTATCTCCTGTGTTGATATTTCCACTGTCTGCTGAATCTGTTCTTGCATTTCATTCTGTTCTTTTATGCTCATCGGCTCTTTTATAAAGAGATTATAGAAAACAAGCCTTTCTCTTGAGTACATTTCGTAGTAATCAATAAGTTCTTCTTCTTTTCCTTCAGCTGTATATGCTTGTTGCGCTAAATCATAGTGCTGGATAATATCAGAATCATCAGTATCTCGCTGGCTGATAGACTGCAAGCTTGGAGAACCATTCGCAGTATTAATTTTTCTCTTAAAATCGGGGAACTGTTTTGCTAAGTAGTTCTTCGGTAAATCCTTCTTAACAATTATGTATGCAGCATCTCTCAATAAAAAGTCTCTGCTCATCGGGTCAACATATACGTCAAACGGATCAATACTCTTAAATATAACTTCCCCCATACCTCTATCAGCATCAACATCAACGTCAACATGGAAGTATCCAACACCCTTTCTAATGGCATCATCTACAACCTGAGACATAATAGCTTTTCCACCAGATAATCCCCAGCAATAAGCTGCTAAATCAGCATGCACGGCTGCAATGTCTATATCAGAACCATCAGCCCCAACAGACTGCCATCTTGGGTTATTTGCCGTAACAAAGTACTTTATCATCCTAATAACAGGAGTAATACGATTAATTATAAAAGTAGGCATACCAGCTTCTTCAAGATTAGACATCTCATCTTTTGTTAACTGGTCTCCTAAAGAAAAATCATATGATTGCTGTTGTGATGACTGCCACTTACGCCGTTCATTCGACGATGACCTTTGCCATAACAACCTAATTTCTTCGGCTCTGTCTTTTTTGCTTTTTCTTGGCATTCCCTACCTTAGA